TTATTATTATGTCCATACTTCATGCGAGATGCAGGAGAATTACATCTACATTTATAGAGGAAGGGACGGCTCTCTGGGCTATACAGGCAAGTGTTATAAATTCTCGTCCCGCCCGGTCTGCGCCTTATAATTATCTGAACCATGGAAACACAACGACAGATCGACACCCTCGAATCACGGCAGCTGGAGCTGCGGGCGATTATGGCCCAGTCCGACGACCGGGCAGTCAAATGCTTCAAGAACGGCATATCGTTCAAGGAGACCTACCCGGAAGACTATGCCCGGTATGAGGCGGCCAATGCGGAGTACAACCGCAACGAAACGACGCTGGCTGAACTCAAAGCCAAGCGGGCCGAAGAGCGGGCCGCGGAAGAAGAACAGAGACTTAAAAACAGAGAATAAGGCAATTTTATCATGGACAAATTTCGGGAACTCTTTGGCTGTATCTTCGCCTCGATATTCGGCACAATCGCCCCGATACACGACATACTCATCGCCTGCATGCTGGTATTTGCCATTAATTTCGTGGCCGGAGTATCGGCGGGCGTATTTAAGCAACATGAAGGATTCGCCTTCAAAAAGGCTTTCAACTGCATTTTAGAAGGTATGGTTATATCCAGTCTCATCGCCTTTGTACTGATTATCGGAGATATGATCGATAACCACGAAGGAGCGATGTCAGCAATATCTATCATCGTATATGCTCTTATTTACTTTTACGGAGTCAATACACTGAAGAACCTGACGCGGATTTTCCCAAAGAGCAAGTTGTTCGACTTCCTGTATTATGTCCTGTCTTTCGAGGTTATTAAAAACCTCCCATATCTGGAGAATTATCGAAACCATAAAAATACAAAGCAATGAGCAGAGGATTACGCAATAACAATCCCGGTAATATCAGACTGTCCAAAATCAAATATTTGGGGGAAATTCCATCCACGGATAGCGCCTTCAAACAATTCAAGACAATGGCATGGGGGTACCGCGCCATGTTCGTATTACTCCACACCTACCAGCTGAAGCACGGATGCAATACGCTGCGTGATATGATAGATCGCTACGCACCGCCCATTGAGAATCATACGGATAACTACATTAAAGCCGTATCAGACTCTTCAGGAGTCTGGCCCGACGTAAAGATTACAACAACCAATAAGGATATCATGGTCCCGGTGGTAGCCGCAATGTCGCGCGTAGAAAATGGAGTCGCTGCTGTTATAGACGATGTCAATAAAGGTTGGGAACTATTTCAACAACACAAGCCATGAAGTGTGTTATCGTAACATTCGCTTGTATACTGGCAGGATGCTGTCCATGCAAGCATTTAGCAACAAACACAAAGGATAGCATCAGCATCGAAACACACATCCATAAAATATACTTCAAGGATACGCTTCGATTTCAGATACCTCCATACAGCAAGCGCCAAGTAGTCAGAGATACTTCGAGTCATCTGGAGACGCCATTAGCTGTTTCGGACGCATGGATAAACAACGACGGTTCGCTGGGCCACTCGCTGGAGAATAAGCCGCAGGATATTCCGGTGCCGTTTGAAAAAGAAGTGATTTATCGGGACAGCATTGTCTATAAAGACAGGACCGATACAAAAATTGTCGAAGTGGAACGCCGACTGACATGGTGGCAGCAGACAAAGATGCGCGGCTTTTGGGTCCTCCTTGGCGTCGTTGTATTCGTATTCCGTAAAAATATATTGACGATGGCGCGCCGGTTCATATGATGTAGAGCCTTGAGGGACGGGCATAAAAAAGTCCCCGACATTATAGCATACACCCCTGTATACATAAGTGTTTCCACCCCAATGCCGAGGACTATTCCTTCGTTTGGGGTGGAACTTTTTATACAGGGGTATAACAAATATACAATAATTATCGGGGAAACGTATGCGTAAATCAGAGCTTTTTGCAGAAATACTCGAATGCGTTGCATTTGAGACCGAAATAACCAAAGAACAAATCCTTTCGAAGGATAAATATCAAGATGTGGTTGATGCCCGCTATATGTTGGTGCACTTCTGCCATGAGAAAGGGATGTATATTACAGACATAGCGCGCATGATGCGCTTCTCTCGTCGAGCCGTCGAAAAAATGATCTCGAAATTCGACGAGCGGAAGCGGTACAGTCATCCCATATTCGAAATTCAGTGCGAACTAATTGCGAAAAGACTGCCTACGATCTCCGTCCCATCTAATTGATATGCCTGCCGCCTTCGGCCACCTTTGCATTGTTGCAACAGGTGAACGCCCGGCCTTAACGGGGGCGGCAATCATTCAATAATCTTTTAAAATGGGTTCGGATAAAACTTATATTTTCGATGGAGGCGGCACGGGTGGCGGCCTTGACATCGCAGCTCTCGTCTCGTCCATGATGAGCAACAAGGGCATGGACCCCAACCTCGTAGCGGCACTCATGAACGGTAACAACAACCGCGGTTCGTGGGGCGGCGACGGGTGCTGGTGGATCTGGATCATCCTGCTCTTCTTCTGCTGGGGCGGTAACGGCTTCGGATTCGGAGGCAACGGCGCGAACGGTCTGCCTGCGCAGCTCAACGGTGACGCCGGACGTGAACTTCTCATGAACGCAATTCAAGGAAACGGCACGGCGATCACTCAGCTGGCATCGTCGCTCAACTGCTCGACGCAGCAGATTCAGTCTACGCTGTGCAACATCCAAAGCACGCTGGGGATGTCGAGCCAGCAAATCATCAATGCCGTGCAGTCTATGGGTTGTCAGATCGGCAATCAAATCGCCGCGTGTTGCTGTGATATGAAGCAGGCCATTAATGGCGTCAATGTGGGCATGGAGCGCGGATTCAGTAGCGTTGCCTATGAAACACAACGTCAGACCTGTGATTTACAAAACACAATTCGCGAAACTTCTCAAAGCGGGACTACAGCGATAATTTCCAAACTGGATCAAATGCAGGCAGCTGCATTGCAGGATAAAATTGATGCCCTGCGCGAGAAGAACAGCACTCTGACTACGCAGCTCAACCTCGAACACCAAAACGCCTACATGGCCGGTGTTGTAGGACAGGCTGTAGCCCCCGTGAACGCCGCTGTAGCGGCTTTGCAGAATGACGTGAATAACATCAAGTGCAAGCTGCCCGAAACGGCTACTGTGCCCTATTCGCCTATTGTCGGTGTGCCTACGTGTATTGCCGCACAATATGGTCTCGGATATGGTGCAGGGTTTGGCTTTGGGGGGAACGGCGGATTTTGGGGATAATGCTATTATTCGCCGATAGGTGAAATGTTCTTTGACTTACTGATAAGAGGCTTCCCAATCCGAAAGCCAGCGCCAATGAAATCCTTTCAATGTGCGAGTTGGCTTTCGAATACATTCATATATTCCTCCGATGTGAAATCCGTGTAACTGATGGGCTTCGGATGCTGTTTTATATTTTGCAACCAATATTCCATTTTTAATTTGAACAATTGGCTTTCTGTTTCTCTTGTTGGGTATTCTTCGTGCTTTTGCTGCACACTCTCTTGTGACAGGGTTAAGCATGTTCATTGAACGAGTGCACCAACGAAGATTATGTGCCACATTGTTCGTGCGGTTCCCATCTATATGGTCTACATATGCATAGTTATTAGGATTGGGGATGAACGCTTTAGCAACAAGCCTATGGACTAATTCAGTCTTATCGACTCCGTGTAGGGATGTAAGTCTAACTCTCAAATATCCTCCCCTATTTGGGCGAGGAGTTAATATGCGAGGTTTAGTCATCCAACTATTGTTATTACCTCCGCTCACGCGATGGGATAGCGATGAAACTCTACCGTAATCAGATACCGCGAAATAGCCGAGCGTACCATCAATAATACGCCATTCTTCTCCTTCGAGAGCAATTCTCTCTATAAATTCCCGATTTGTCATTGCCAAACAATTTAGTGGTGCCAAACGAGAAAAAGAGGGAAGGACGTTTGGCAAGCCCTTATCAGTTGGTCATGACTCCAACCTATCCCGATGTAAAATTAGTTATAATAACTTAAATTACAAAAATATGGCAGTATTCCCATTTCAGTATGTTAACCGCAGGGGCATACCGGTACTAAAAACTACGGGCGTGACAGTGGAGACCACGGGTGTTGTGTTTTCCTTTCCCAACCACGCATTTGCAAATTCGTGGTACCGAGGACTCGTGCTGGTTGAGTTGGTACAGGAAGTCCCTGCCGGCACAACGGGAACGCTTCCCGTGCTGTTTGAAACCAACGGGCAAAATAAGAATCTGACGACGTACAACGGAGCAAATGTCACAGTATCGGATATTCCGGGTTCAGGGGTATACCAGATATGGTATGACAAGCAGACCGATACTTTGCAATTGATGACCGGTGCCGTCTGAATTAAAAAAACAATTAACAGAAAGAACGGGAGAAGGTAACTCCTTCTCCCTGACTTTCACAAATCATTAACCAAGATGTTTCAGAACTTGAAAAAAGGCTCCTTAGTCTACGTCTTCGACAATCGCGAGCAGCCAAAGTTTTATACAGCGAATGTAAAAGATGTGTCGGCCCCGTACATTCCGCCCCAGAAACCGGGGCAGTTCTCGCCGATGCAGCAGTTCATCAATATCTCGATAGAGGGCAACGAGCCGTGGGGCGTCCCCATGCTGGCGGACATCGTTTCGAAAGACGGACTCACCGTAGCGACAACACGCGACGGGCTGAAGCCTACAATTATGGAGGCGCAGCAGATGAGCCGAGACATCGTAGAATCCTACGAAAAGCACAAAGCCAATCTGGAGATTTACGACTCGATCCTGATGCAGCTCGACCCCGAAGCTGCGCGCACGAAAGAACTTGAGTCCGAAAATCGGGAATTACGCAGGATGATAGCTGATATGAACGAGCGCATAAGCAAAATACCGACGGCGGAAGAACTGAGGAGCCTTGTCAAGACTGAAGCACCTGCAAAAACTAAGTAACTATGGGTTGGAGAATCATAGGTGAAGGCCGAGGCGGATATGACGGCCACGAAGAGGAGATGGAGCGGGAGCTTCAGCGCGCTTACGAGGAAGGCTTCGAGGAAGGCCGGCGTGAAGGCCGCGGGGGCTACGGTGAGCGCGGAGGTTACGGCGAACGCCGGGACTATGGCGGGGAGATGGATGGCTACGACGGTGACGGATACGGCGAGCGCCGTGGCGTCAAGGGTACGGGTCGATACTCGCGTTATCGCAGGCGTTAAACCGGCGGGAGGGGGCCGCAGGCTCCCTCCTTTTTAATTCAGACTGATATGAACAGATTAGATACATATGATAACTTTCCGGCAGGATTCCGGGAGTATCTCGCAAATTACGGATGGCACTTTTCAAAGAAGATGTGCGAATTCGCCGTATCCCATATGCGGGATCGAAACGGCAAAAAGATCGAACCCTACACCAAAGAGAAGGTTGATGCCCTATTGAAGCAGTACGGCATCGAACTCAAAAAAGACAAGGGATACGACTGCGTATACGTATGCAACATGGCAATTTCTGATTATTTCGGGTCGTCGATCCCTAATCAGCAGTACCTCGCCATGTTCATCAAAGACTTTATCGACGATGAAGACGCATACGACGGAATGCCTTTCACTCGCTACTACGCCGACACTATTGGCTCCGGAACTCCCATACCTTGGGAAGAAATGATGTAGGTCATGGAAGATATGCCACAGCTAAGCGAATTCACAAACGAAAAAGGTGAAATCGATGAAAAATATCGCAGCGCTCGTCCGTAATCTTCCGGGCGACAAGTATCAGGAGTTGGCTACAGCCGTAAACGACGTGCTGGACAACAAACGCTTCAACCGCAAGCAACGGAGACAACTGGCGCGCAATTGGCGCAAATACGGAGAACGGAAAGGTGAGCAATGAAAATAAGGGATTTGAATATAGATGCCTATGACTGGAAAGTGAGGGTGTATTTCGCCGTCACATGCTATCATACAGACTCTATAATCAAGTCCCTTAACTATATACAATGTCCAGCTGAATTAATGGATCATATACGCGACAATCTGCTGAAGTGCGATATGGACACCGGATTCACCTATTCCAACAAAAAACTTAGGCGCACGGTGATGATCGTGGGGCTGGCGTCATCGCCGGCCGAGTTCCTGAACTCTTTTGAACATGAACTAAGACATCTGGTCGATGATATTGCTTCGACACATAGTATGGATATGGCCGGCGAAGAGGTCGCATATCTGACCGGCGACATAAATACCGCTCTATGGTCGGATATACACCGATTCACCTGCTGCAAATGTGATAAACATGGAAGATGACAACATGAAATACTGGCTGGCGATGCTTGAAGTAAGCGAATGCTCGGCACCCTTATTCGCCGCAGTCATATGCAAGTTGATGGATACGATTTAACTATTCAAGAAGTTTTACAAGATCGGTCTTCATCTCTTCGTCTATGTCCCTATATCGGGCAAATGCCTTACTGCCTTCAGTATGCCCAGATAAGGACCCTACAAGGTTCGGGTCCTTCACTTTCTTATACAGGTTGCCGATAAAAGTTCGACGAGCCATATGAGAGGAGGCTACTTGATAAAGCGGCTTCTGTTCGGGTTCGCGAGTGATCGGATTGAGTACATTTACCATCCGTTTAAGGCCCGCAGCAAGGAAGCATTTTTTAATCGCTTCATTATATTTCTGCTCTGAAATGAACGGCAACAACATCTCATGCTCGGATGATTCATACTTTTTTATGATATCCTGAGCAATATTGTTCAGAGGCACACGCACCGTTACCGGATGTCCTTCTTTGGTCTTACGCGGAATATACTCCACAGCCCCCTTTACTACATTATTGCGCTTCAATCCAAGCAAATCCCCTACCCTACATCCAATCAAGCACTGAAATATAAATATATCTCGCTGAACAGCAAACTTATGATGTCGGGATAGATTTGTATTATACAGCTTGTTCCGTTCGGCAATTGTAATATAAATAGGCGTTCCATAGACAGCCTGCTTTATCTCTTTCTTACGGAAGGGATTGGATGGGATAAGATCATTATTTGCGGCCCAATTTAAAAAGGCGCGCAACAAGATCATTTTGCTGACAACAGTATTATGCCCGCGCTGCTGCGGCATTCTGGAATCCGGGACCAACGTATATATATGTGGATAATCCTCGCATATCTCATATTCTCTGCGATAAAAGTCCTCAAAGTCATCCAACATTTCAGGAGTGAACGTCAAGAGGGAGAGTGTGAAATTTCGATCTGAAATCCTCTTATATAATTCGTAACGCTTGAGTACTCGTATGAGCACGTTAAATGCCATTATGCGACGCTCGGAAAAGTTCTTTTTCGAGATATAGCTTTCGAAATAAGCCCATATATCCTTATCCTGAGACATACCCACCGAATAGGGTGTAATAACATCAC